ATAGTTATTGTCTACAAACAGCCTGGAAGCATGTTGAAAATCTTTAATCTGATCGCCTTTTGCAAGTGCATTCAGTAACGTGTTAACACTGGCCAAACCAATTCTCCTATACAGTATTTATCCATAAAAAAGCCCCCAAGATTCCTGGGGGCCTTTCTTAATAAATTTAGTAGTTAACCAGTTACAACTGAGCCAATACTTCTGGCCACTGTTGCACCAACGCCGTCTCCGATTGGCGTTTGCACTGCGTTATCAAAGCGGATAGAGGCTGTAATTGTTACAGGCTCATTTGATGCATAGTTTAAATCATTGTAGTTCACGTTCTGCAAGAAGCATCCGTATAGTTCCCAGGTTTCAAGCACATTAGCAACACTTGCTCCGTTGCCGCCGTCTAAGATTTCAAAACGTGTAATAAATTTGTAGTCAATGCCTGAGGCAGCACTTGATTGTTCTAGAACGTCAAATTGCTTTTGAACTTGCTCGCCTAGTAGTCTACTTACTGCGCCGTTTACATCGTCGCGGAAGTTAACTGTAACCATATCCCAACTATGTTTACCTGAAAGATAAACACGTGAGTTGTAAACTGGAATTTCCATTTCTTCAAACGTAACGCTGGGTCGTGTAATATCCATTACTTGTTTAGTTAGTTCTGTACGTGGAGTAGATACGCCAAGATTTTCAAATAATGCACGGAATCTATATTTAAGTTTGGGCATAAGCAAGCCCTGTGCGTTAGCTGACTGATCACTGTCTAATGGTACAGTAAATTTTGTTAGTGATGAAACTGACATATGGAGTGTCTCCCTTTAATAATAATATTTATCTATATTTGCTCAAGAATAATGGGGGTCTATTACAGATCCCCCATTATTTTCTATGTTCTAGGTGCTTTAAACACTCTGTGCGGCGGCTATGTTGCCACTTGCAATCTCACCAGTGTTCTTAAGTCTAATTGGAATAAAGATAAATTCCGCAGCCTTAGTAGGTTCAATAGCAATATCAACATACAATTCGTTACGATCAATTCTGTCATTTGTATTATTACTCTCATCACAAACAACTAGGTAATCGTAAATGCCACGCTTTGCAACAAGATCATTCATTAACTGTTCAATTAGTTGTTTTAGTTCGTCCCGTGTAATCTTATCGTTTGGTTCAAACACAAACCCTACTGCTGTGCGCTGTACAGTTTTACGCAAGTAAGCAATAAGTCTTGCAACATTGATGCGATCCAGTGAACTGCCGATCGGCGATTTTGTTTTGTTACCATAGTTAAGTATGCCGGTTCCATTAAAGAATGTAATTGGATTAACACTATTAGCATACAGTGTATCTCTAAGCGATTCTCTAACGTTATCAGTAATAAATTCACCAGTAGCACTGTTAATATATCCGATGCTATTAACGTTGTCAACTAGTCCACGTCTTGTGCCAGCTGGAGCAAACCACTGGAAGCTCTGGTCATCACTACGTGCAATAGTACGTAGGATCATATGACTTGCTGGAACAGTAATTGTCTTACCGCCTAGATCGGTTGTTTGCCCTGCAGGATAAAATACACCAAGATAACTATCACTAGTCACTAGTCCATCATCGCCGTTGTCTGATGCTAGGTTAGCATTTGTTGACCAATTTTGTATTGCGGTACCTGTTGCAGCAAGACGCATTGGTGTGTCACCAACAACAAACGCTGTATTTCTGCGATCATTATTTAGGCTTACCATGTTACTAATTAGCTCTGGATAACCTGGCGCTGCAATTACATTAAAGTCTCTGCTATCTTCACGTAGTTCTTCACTACCGTCAATAGCTGACTTCATTGCTGCTGAAATAACTGAGCGCACTGCTTTGCGTCCCATATATGGGCTACCGTCGCTACGGTTACCACTTGCTGTTACCCATGCATCCTTCTCTGTTGGAAGTGTTGGATAAAGTGTAGTATCACTGAAGTTTGTTCTGCTAAAGTAGTTGCTACGGAATTTCTTTACACTATATGAACTACGACGTGTATTGAATAGCAACATGCCTCTTGGATAAATTGTTGGATCTGGACGGTCAATATCAACAACATCACTTGTTAGTAATGCTTTAGTTGTTGGGATTGTTCCTGTAACAACATCAGTTGTTGTATCACCCATAAACCGTGCATCAGCAAACAAGATGCCGTCTTCTGTTGTTTGATCTGTGTTATCAATTAGTACCCATTTGTTTTCGCCGGATACTGTTTCATAACGATATAGTTTTGGATAATTCTCTAAATCACTTGAGTCTAACCAAAGGTCACCTACCACAACAGTTGTTTCGTCGCTTTGAGTAAGTGGCTCTGTTGCACTAATAATTACACCGTTTGGTGAAGTAGCAGATAGATCATGTCCACGTGCATCGCTGCTTACGTTCTGATAACCTTTCCAAGTTGTGCCATCATGAATCATAATATCGGCCTCAACTCCACCATGATACCAATAACGCTGGTCTGCTGGATCAGAACTTGGTGAACTTGTGCTAACTGTATAAGTTGGCGCTACCCAGTTACTTACAATTAAGTCACTGCTATTACCTGCACGAACTTGTCCAGTAGTAATTGCTGTAACAATGCCTGCATCCGCTAACGGAGTACCGGTTGTGTCTTTTAAAATAAGCATACCACCTAGTGCATGGGTAATTTTAAGAAACCCGCTAGATGTTACTGCTGCACTTACGTTTGCAACGTTTGCTCCATTAATGTCACTTGCAATAGCTGCTAATGAAGTACCACTAACTGTCACTGTTACTACTGATGTAAGTGTTGTACTATTAGCTGCACTTGCTTGGATAGTAAATTGATTACTTGCAGTAAGTGGCGTAGCTGCATCAACGTTACCAGTAACTTCTAAAACTCCAGTTGCAAATCTACTGAATAATTTATATGTAACTGTGTCATTTTCTGTAACATCAAATTGTGTGTAATAAGCACCCGCTACAATTGCTTTGCCGCCTGTGCTGTCCAAGTTCTTAAGAGCAGTTTGATCATTTTCATAAAGTGGAGCATCAACAGCTTGAAACTGTTGTGTTGTTGTATTATAAACTCCAACATCTAGATCTGCGCCAAGATTATTTGTGGTAGTTTTAATCCAAACACTTCCACTTGGACGCGGTGTTGTGTCTGTTGATTTCCATTCAGGAACCGTAAAGTGCTCGCTCTGTTGAATCAATGGACACGCATATGTTCCTGCAGTAAGTCCGGAAAGACTTAAAATTGTTCCTGATCCGTTAGCAAGTACAACTTTGCCATCTGTAGTTGATCCATCACTTGCTGCTGAACTTGTAGCATAAATTTCAACTTTGTTATCAACTGCCGCTGCTGTTATACCTGTGATACCCGCACTAGTAATACTACTTGCAAGGGCACTTGCTGTTGTTCCACTCAGTGTAACAGTTGAACTATTAATAACAATAGTATTACCGCTAACTAGTGTTGGACTAGCAGTTGTGCCTGAAATTGTAGGCCATGATTGTTGCCAACTTGTGCTACCAACTAATACCCATGCATTACTACGGTTTTTGTAGTATGCTGGATTAGCAACATTTGTTCCTACAATAGCATAATCACCAATAGCACCAATTGATGTTTTCGGTACACCTGTGTCTAAATCAGTTGTGCTAGTAATAACAGTAGGCACTTTATTTGTAAAAGTGCCTGTGCTAGCATTCCAGGAAAAAATACCCCATCGGCTATCTGAACTTGCATCTAACCAAACTGTTCCGGTTGCAGGATTACCTGTTGGCCTACTTGTGCTTGCTGTAAGCTCTGCAAGATCAACATCGGCTCTAGTAACATATACTCTATTACTTACGCCAAGCAAACTATGTGCTGCCATCAATCCGTATTCGTTAATTTCATATCCATGGATAGGAGTCCCCCCTGCCGTGGTGTAAAAATTTGGGTTTCCAAATGTAGCAGTAAGTTCTCTCTGACTACCAATAAGATATGTGTTGCCTGCGTTAGCGGCTGTTGTTCCTGCGGCTGTGCCTGATCCACTGCCTGTTGTTTTGTCTTGTGCTGTTGCAACAATAATACTTGCAACTGTTCCTTGGTCTGCTGGTACGTACTGACTTTCGTCAATTACTGTAACTTCGACGCCTGGTGATACTAATGCCATGATATTTTCATCCTTAAACAGAGTCTGTTATGTAATAGTATTTATTAAATGTACTGAAAAACAGGCTATTAGTGCACTCCCTTTAAAGGTTCGTGTAAATCGTGTAAATAAGAGTACTATGAGACCTTTATGTTCGACATGTAGAATTACCCCGTGCGCTGTTAATTATCACCGCAACGGTAAAATTTATTATAGAAAACTATGTGAAAAATGTAACAGGGAAAAAAATAAAACAATTACTGCAAAAAATCCCCGATGGTTTTTAGCTGGCTATAGAATGAAATCAAAATGTGAAAACTGCGGATTTAATCCTAAATTGCCAGAACAAGTGACAGTTTATTATGTTGACGGAAATCGTGAACACATTAGCATACAGAATTTAATTACGTTGTGCTTAAATTGTAATGTAGAAGTAAGCACTACTGGTTGGAATCGTGGAGATCTGCTAGAAGATCTGTAATTGTATTTTTTAAATCTGCAAATGTGGTGTCGTTTGTAATAAGATAATTGGGCGTAATACTACACCAGCTATACTCACTAGCATGTATATCTGGATATACCTGAGGCATTGCATCAACATCAGTCTCTGCTAAACTAAACCATTCTGGATCGTCGCCTCTTTTAACACGCACCACAACGCCACCTTGATTGCGGATCATGTTTATTTCGTTAGGAAACCGTGCATCTGTTATGACAACATCGTTTGTAGTATCTTTAAGTTTTGCTTCCATACTTAGGATCCAGGTATCCTGATGAAAGTGATTGCGGAAAACTTCTGTGCCCATTAATTGCAATGCTAACCGTGGGCTAAAATCGGGTATACCCAATCGGTCTTCCCACCATGGATCTACTTGTTCTCGCCAGGCTCTGCTAGCATCTGTGATGCCTTCTAGAAGTTCACGGTCCCAATTAAAGATGCTTGCTGTAGCATCCTTTAATGGTTCTGCAAAACTAGCCTGCGTAAACCCTTGCTCTAGGAGCATGTCGCCTACAGTGCCTTTGCCTGAACCTATGAGCCCAATTAATCCTATAATCATGTATTAATTATAACATTATTTGTGTAATTAGCCAATAATAAAAGATAATGGGTCTGATCCGTCAACATAATTTCTGAGATCTACTTCTAATTGTTGCATTTCGCCCTGTGCTTCAGCTTTGAGCGTGTCGCCGTTCATGCTAGTGCCACCCTGCGGACCCGCAATGGTACTGAACTTACTACGTGCTTCACCTAGTGTATATTTGGCCAATGCCAGGCTATAATCCTGTATCCAAGGTTGTGTTTTTTTATCTTGTAGTAATGTAGCATCTGGGCGTGTATTATAACACCAGAGTATTACAGATTCACCACTGGCTGAAAACTTACGTAGCAGTGTCAGTCTTTTATTTACACGGTCCCAATCAAAGTTTACAAACCCACCAAACAGTCTTGCACTCAATTCCTGATACTGGTAGTACATCTCATATGTTGCTTGCCCACCTACACGGCCTGCTTGTAACAAGTAAGTGTTTACAAAGGCTGCTTCAAATGGTTCGAACTGTGTTCCTGTGTCGCTTGACCCGCTGCCCACACTGCGACGGAATACTTGACGTACTTCTTGTATCTCATCTGGCAGTATATAATCCTGCTGCTCCTCTACAATCTCAAGGAAAACATAGCTGCTTTCTGTCGCACCTTGTGCTTTTTGTCTATACTTTCTAACAGCCTGATCAATGCACATATCGTAATGTGAAGGGTCAAGTTCCACGTCTACCATGTCACCGCCTAAACGGAAATAAATGTAGTCTTGTATGTCTTTTCTGAGAGAGGTTAGATCAACAGCCATAATGGGTTCCTTATGTAGTATTTATTAGGAAACCTTCAGTAGAACAATGTGTTCGTTTAACCTTCCGTTCATTTTCGTCTCTGTGGCGTTAATGTTTTCCAAGAACTTACGGAGAACAATCTTGCCTGCTTTGCCAAACTCAGTGAGCTGTTCTTCAGGGCGACGTAGTGTTTTACACACACTCAGCTTCTCATCGAAAAACCGTAAGGTAGTGCCTTTTACACTAAGATCCTGATTAGCTTCTGCTACATATTTGCCTAACTTACGGGTCTTAGTATTAAATACCCATAGCTCTGTGGCACCTACAATTGCAGTAGGATTGACGCTAACAACTTTATAACGACTGTCATCTTTCTTGTACTTGAGTTTGGATATCAGCTTATCAGCACTGGGCGCCTTTTTCACACGAGTTTTACGTGTAGCCCGTTTAAGATTCGTATAAGCATCTAGATCAGAGTTTAGTGCGTCGAACCACTTAATATAGCATTTAATATCATCTTTAGATAGGAACGAGTATGCTTCTTTGATTTGTTCCCAGTTATCCTGCTCTGCTGTACTCATCTTTTTAATTTTAGCAGGTGTAGGCATATTAGCAAGCAGCTCATACTCTGCACGAATAGGTGCGTAGTACTCACGAATCTTATTAATATGTGCCTGTGCTACATTATTTGTTTTGAGCCAGTCAAACATCTTGGGAATATCTTTACTGGGCTGTTCGTCTATCCAGGATTCAAACTCTCCAACAATGTCACTGAGTTGCTCACGCATACGCTCCTGTATACTAGGGGTGTATACTTTAGATTTTTTCTTTTCTTCCGCGTTAGCTGCCTTAACAATTAATTTACCAGACTCTGCTAGAGTATTAAACTTAGTATCATAATACTCACAGCTCTGTTTGTAGGCTTCTTCATCAGTTTCAGCACCGGCGCAGGGTCCTAGGTACCCTTTCGCAAACGGCACATCACTACACTGTGATCTCCAGTAACACCAGGCGGCGGTGGCTTGCGTGTTCCAGCTAAAATCTGGGTTCTTAAGGATAGCCTGCGCTATAGGCTTACTAAAGTTTTTGCGTACATATAACTTAATAATGTTTCCGCTATCTTTGCCGTCTACATTAGCGTTAAAGAGCCTCTGAAAGGTCAAATACCCTTTTGAAGTATCAACTGCTGCTGCACCAGTTTTGTGCGCTCGGACTCTGGGTGCTTTTTTACGTTTTGTCTTTATTGCCATAATATTCTTCCATTCCTTCAATAAGGCCCATTATATCGCCAATGTCTAGGTTGTCTATAGCTTCGTGGGCTACTGACTCAACCCATTCACGTTGTAAGGTTGATATAGGAATCACACGCTTTGTTTTAAAGTCAAACACTACTGCCATATCGCCCTCCTTTACTTATTTCTAACTTATAAATGATTGTAGCACAGGTTAGTAGATTGTCTACCAATTTTTACAATAAATACATGGTAATTTAGGATTTAAATATGCCTCGTATATCACTATGGAAAGACGGTACCCACACTAACGATTTTAAGTTTTTTGATAGAAATATATCAGAAATGTTTACTGTGGGCGGAACTGGAATTAATGTGCACAAGTACATCGGCATATTAGATCAGGGTAAAAGCGATGATGCTAGTCAGCCTCAGGCGACACCAGATGATCCACTAGCCATACAAGATTTCTTATTTTTAGAGAACAGAGACCGCAAATATGACACTGACGTATATAATATGCGTGGCATATACAATGTCGCAGACACAGACTTTGATTTGAGTCAGTTTGGGCTGTTCCTACAGAATGACACACTGTTTATAACATTCCATATGACAGATATGGATCGCATACTTGGACGCAGACTAATGAGTGGTGACGTTCTAGAATTGCCACATCTTAAAGATTATAATAGTTTAGATACAAGCCTGGAAGTAGCCCTAAAGAGATATTACGTTATTCAGGAAGGCACACGCCCAACTGAAGGATATTCCCCTACTTGGTGGCCACACCTTTGGCGTGTTAAGGCTACGCCACTGGTTGATAGCCAAGAGTACAACGATATTTTAAATAAGATAGAACTAGATGCGGATGGAGAAAGTACTGGCTCAACTTTACGTGATTTATTAAGCACTTATCAGAAAGAGCTAGAAGTTACTAACAAGGTAGTAGAACAAGCAGAGGCAGAAGTTCCGGAAAGTGGATACGATACTAGCAAATATTATGTTGTTCCTACAGATAGCACAGGCAAACCCTTAGAGCCAAAAGGGCACAATGCTGATAGTACTTTAGTTACAGCAGACAGTGACGTACAGGACGCAAGTAGCACAAGAATAAGTCCTGACAACACACGAGCATACAGCGGATATTTGGTTGGTGATGGACTTGCTCCTAATGGATATCCTATAGAAATGGGTACTGCATTTCCTGGTGGCGCAAACGAAGGCGACTATATACTACGATTGGACTTTTTGCCCAACAGGCTGTTTAGATACAGCGGAACACGCTGGGTCAAAGTAGAAGATGATGTGCGTAGCAAGCTCACACCAGGCACAGGAAACACATTACGTGATGGGTTTATTAATAATAGTGCTACTACTTCAAGAGACGATAATACTATTATGAGCCAGAGACAAGCACTAAGCAGTGTACTAGAAGCTAAGGAAGATAGTTAATGGCGCAAACATTTTTTTATGATGAGCAAGTAAGGCGTTTCCTACTACAATTTATAAGAGTATTCAGTAACTTTCAAGTTGAATACGGCAAGGATCGTGCTGGCAACACTACTCTACTCACAGTACCAGTAAAATATGGAGATGCTACTCGTATGGTGTCTAGTATTATACGTGAAAACAGCGAAAACAAGGTAGTTCCCACGCCTATGATTAGTTGCTATGTTACTGCAATGGAATATATGCCAGATCGCAGACAGGATCCAGCATTTGTTGACAAACGTCACATTCGTATGAGAAAATATGATGAAGATTCTGGGGAATATTTAACTACACAAGGTAATGCATATACTGTAGAACGTATGATGCCTGTGCCCTATCAACTTACATTAAATGTAGATATCTGGACAAGTAATACTACGCAAAAGCTACAACTATTAGAACAATTATTGGTTTTATTTAATCCTGCGCTAGAAATACAAAGCACAGATAACTATTTAGACTGGACAAGCCTAAGTTATATTGAACTTATACAAACACAATGGAGTAGTAGAGCAATTCCTGCAGGTGTTGATGATCAGATTGATATCGCTACACTAACATTTACTGTACCCATATGGTTAACGGCACCTAGTAAAGTTAAAAAACTTGGCGTTATACAAAAAATTGTTGCTAGCATATATGATGAGAGCGGAAGCATTGCTGATGGTATAATTGACAACGATATGCTTCTGGGCGATCGTATGAAATTTACCCCAATGAATTTTGGAATATTATTAGTAGGTAGCCAAGTAAGCATCTTACACAGAGAAGAAACAACTACAAACAAAGTTAATTACGATCCATTAAATGATCCTCCGACAAAGATTCCAGCAGCCGCAGAAGAGACTACCTGGAAAGCACTAATAAATCAATATGGAGATCTCCAAGCAGGTATAAGCCAACTTAGACTGGAAGTTGGCACAGGTGAGATTATAGGGACTGTTGCACACCATCCCAGTGATGATTATAAGTTGTTGTTTACAATTAATGAAGATACAAAACCAACAAACACAATAACTGCTGTACTAAAAATTATTAATCCTTTAAACAATGCTCCAGGGGCTGGGTTAAGCGCATCAAGTGCTGGGCAACGTTATTTAATTCTTAATGCAATTGGTGATAGCGGCAACACAGACGGTGCAGACGCATGGAAAAGTACTGCAAATGTAGACTTTGTTGCTGGTGCTAATGATATTATTGAGTATGATGGCAGCCAGTGGGAAGTAAAGTTTGACAGTAGTAGTGAATCGGGCGTTCAATATATAACAAACACAACTTCTGGTATCCAGTATAAATGGAACGGGACTTCTTGGGTAAAGAGTTATGAAGGCGAATACAGAGCAGGGGACTGGTCTCTAGTTATATGAACCAAAGCATTGGTACTATATTTTTTGCTACAAATACAAAACGCTATCTATTTTTATTACGCAATAAAGACAGTCATGGCGACACATGGGCGTTTGTTGGGGGCAAGGTAGAAAACAATGAGAGTGCTATACAAGGGCTATCAAGAGAGATTGTAGAAGAAGTTGGATTTGAACCTCCAATAAGTAAACACATTCCTATAGAAAAATTTACAAGTAAAAATAAAAAATTTGAATATCACACGTTTATAAGTGTAGTAGAGAATGAATTCATTCCCACGCTTAACGACGAACATAAAGGATATGCTTGGGTAACTATTGACGGGTGGCCCAAACCATTACATCCTGGTGTGTTTAGTACATTTAAAATTAAAGAGATTATGGGTAAGATTAAAACTGTTAGTGAGCTATTTGTTACAAATTACTCGTAACTCCTAAATGTGATATGCTTGTAAACGTGTTAATATCTATAGTTGTAAGGTTTTGACACCAGTTAAACTCGCTAATAACATTTTCTCTAAATTTTCCCTGTGATCCTTGCACATGATAAAAGTTAACATCCTCATACATATTAAATACAGTCGTTAACTGGTGTATTAGTTTACTGTTTATTGCATTGAAATCTGTAATGGGTTGATAACTTTTTTTCATTTGTGGGTATATATGATCTATAGATTCACTATATAAATCAAATCCAATTAAAAATATATTTTTATGTCCATCGGCTGCCGCTAATCGTGCAGCCGCAGGGCCCGCAAACATTTTTTCATAATGTGGATATAGATGCAATATTCCTGGATATTTAACTATGTTTTCACGATTACTGTAAACAATATTTTCGGTAGCATAACCAGATTTTTGTATGCTTGAACACACTTCTGCATTAAAGCATATAAGAAATGTAGGAGTAAAATCTTTGTATAGTAGATTACATCCGTAGCTTTGGCCAACATTTTCTGGAGCCAGGCTTTTTGTGAAATCTCTACTAGCTCTTATCCCGTTTAATGCTTGTAAATTATGTTTATTTCTACTAGGGCCATTGCCTATTATAAATGCAGATTCAGAAGGATCTTCGTTAAAAATAGTTTTAGGAATCCAAATACTATTTTCTTCTTTGTTACCATCGCGCCAACTTAGACTGTCAGTAACCATTTCACCTTCGTAGTCAGAAGTATAAAATTTATACATTGGTGTTATCTGACACCAACAGAAACTTCTATTAACTTAACTTCCTCACCATCAGACTCTTCTAGACTTTTTCCGATAACGCTTCCATATGGGGGATCACTCTCCGCTCGCCACGCTGCCGCAACGCCTGTTGCATCGCTAGATACCATTAAGTCACCTTTACGTATAAAGCCTTTTACTTTAACTGGAACACGGCCTTGAAGTGCAATATAAGGAGCATATTCAACAGTTTCTACTAAATCAGAGTTCATCATATAAGCTGGTTTTTCACTAACTACGCCAGCAACTCGACGATCTTCAGGTTGATTGCTAATAGTTACTTCGCAGTCACCACCAAATATCATAACAGTACCAGTAGGATATTCAGCATCTGCTTCATATCGTTCTGCCAAGTCAGCGTATCTTGCACTTGTTGCAGTACCAGTCATTACGCCTGTTACAGTAACACCGCC